CGATGCATTTTATGGAGACGTTCGCCTAGCGGCGTAACTTCCACGGGGATTCGGAAGTGTTCCTTGTTATCAAAACACTTCCACTTTCAATATTGCAAAAGACTAATCCAGAAAACATAGCGAGTAATCGCAAAACGATAAGGAGAACGATATGCATCGGTTTTTTTTCTTGGGTACTTGGTTAACAGTAATGATGATTTTAATAACATCGTTTGCTGTTCCAAATTTGTATCACTTACCTGTAAACATACCCTATAAAAGTTTAACACAACCCGTTAAAAAGCAGGTAGATTGTTTAGCAGAAAATATTTATTTTGAAGCACGAAATGAATCGGAACAAGGTAAAGTTGCTGTTGCAATGGTTACGTTGAACCGTGTCGCTTCAGGTAATTATGCTGGTGATGTTTGTGGTGTTGTGTATCAGAAAACAAAAAATGTTGATAATAAAACTATTTGCCAATTCTCTTGGACATGTCAGGTAAAAGAAATGTCAAATAGGTTGACAATCAGAGACACTTCATTGTATAATGATATTCGTGAGTTATCAGTAAGAGTTTATATGAACTATAGCAAGCTGGATGATGTGACAAATGGCGCAACATACTATCATGCTGATTATGTAAATCCTGGTTGGAACTTACCTAAAACGACTAAAATTGGTACACACATTTTTTATAAGAAACAAAGAGACTTGAATAACTTGAATAAGGAAATTTAATCATGGAACAAAAAGATAAATCGTCAACACACTTTATTTTTGCTGTTACTATTACGTTTATGACATTAATCATTGGTAGTGTTCTTTACAATATGAATGACAGAATTCTAATGTCAAAAAATATTGAGCAGGCAATCGCAAAGGGTGTTGACCCACTCTCAGTTAGGTGTTCTTATCAAACAACATCTGACTCAATTTGTGTTGCATATTCATTGAAAAAATAAGGAGATATTATGTCAATTCAACAATTAAGCATTAATCAAATTACTAATCCTGCAGACAAACAAAAACTTTTGGGTGTTCTAAAGGAATGCTCTGCTTCGCGCACACGCATGGAAGCAGAACGCGACCTCGTTAAAGACGCGGTCGATAGCATTAGCAAAGAACTCCAACTACCAAAGAAAATCGTTAATCGTATGGTAAAGGTTTATCATAAGCAAAATTTTGACGAGGAAGTTGCTGTTCAAGACCAATTCCAAACTCTTTATGAAACCATCGTGAAGTAATGGCAACGAAAGATGAAATGGTAATCTTCGCCAGGGAGATTGATAGTATTGTCGCAGAAACGGATTATAATTACTTTGAAGCGATTATTGAATACTGCAATCGAACTGGTATGGAAGTTGAGGTAGCATCATCATTGGTTAATAATAATCTTAAATCTAAAATAAAAATGGATGCACAAGATTTAAATCTGTTACCTAAGACAGCAAGATTGCCAATTTGACTATGACTGGTTATGAAGCATTTTGTATTTACAATGCTTTGAAAATGCACTTCACAACAGACTCTTATGATTACTTCAAATATAACGGTAAGACAAGAGTAAGTATTGATGCATTTGAAAATCGTAAAGACAAGTATTATTTTTATAAACTATCACGGAGAAACTCAAAAGAGGATTACATAGAGTTTTTGGTATCAAATTTTATTCAAGATGAAAATGTTTGGGTAGGAACACTTCTAACAGAAGATGCACTCACAATACATCGTGAGAGAATGAAGATTATCCAATCATTGACATATACTATAAATGATGATTTAGCTAAAATGCTTGAGAAGTCCTCTAATCCTAACGAGTTGTTGGTCGTTAATGATACTTATCCTAAACTGTTGAACATGGTTTTGTATAAAGAAATAAAACTGGAAACAGTTTGTATTTTGAATTCATTGATGAACTTTTTTCCTATGTGGAACAAAAACATAAGAGACACTATTCGTTGGCCACAGATTTACAAAAAGTGTTTGAAATATACTCCGTTTATCCAGTTTGATAAACAAAAATTTAAAACTATATTATTGGAAAAAATTAAATGATTAAAAAGATTTATTTGGACATGGATGGAGTTCTATGTGACTTTGAGAAAAGATATATGGAATTGTATCATGAGCATCCATCAAAAACCCGTGAGAAAAAACTGTTCTCGGAATACTGGCACGATTTCATTAAGACAAAACAGTTTGAAACACTTGAGTATTTTCCTGGTGCAATCGAACTAATGACCACTGTTAATTCACTGGACATACCTGTTGAGATTCTATCATCAAGTGGCGGACATTTATTCCATAGTGAAGTTGAGCAACAAAAGAAAAACTGGTTAATCAGTCACGACATTCACTATAAGGTAAACATTGTTACGGGCAGGAGAGAAAAAGCGAAGTTTGCAACACCTAATTCTATATTGATTGATGATACACCAAATGTGATTGAGTTTTTCAATGAAGCAAAAGGAATAGGCATACTACACAAAAGTTACGGTGAAACTAAAAATATTCTCAATTTATACTTGACAATGTGCTATATATAGTATATATTATGACTATACGTGGACAAGACGTTAAATTAAACATACATTTTTATATGAGGTAAACATATGAGTTCATTTGCAAATCTAAAACGTAATAGCAGCAGTCTTGATAAACTAACAAAGGCTATCGAGGCAGTAAGTCAATCATCCGAAAATTCCCGCGATGATACTCGGTTCTGGCAACCAACTGTTGATAAATCGGGTAACGGTATGGCAACAATTCGTTTCCTACCAGCACCTTCTGTTGATGGTGATGATGCACTTCCTTGGGTTCGGTCATTCAACCATGGCTTTCAGGGACCCGGTGGTTGGTTCATTGATAATTGTTTGACAACAATCAATGATAAGTGTCCTGTCTGTGAACACAATTCTATTCTATGGAATTCAGGTATTGAAGCAAATAAAGAAATCGTTCGTAAGCAAAAGCGTAAACTTTCTTATTTCGCAAACATTCTTGTTGTGTCAGACCCAAGCAATCCTGAGAATGATGGACAGCTTAAACTGTTCAAATTCGGTAAGAAAATCTTTGATAAGATTACCGAAGCAATGAATCCTGAGTTTCCCGATGAAAAACCTATGAATCCTTTTGATATGTGGGCAGGTGCAAACTTCAAATTGAAGATTCGTAATGTTGAGGGGTATCGTAATTATGATAAATCAGAGTTTGCAGCAATTTCTGCAATTTATGAGGATGATACTAAACTTGAGGAACTCTGGAAGAAAGAATACTCATTGCGTGAGTTGACAGATAAAAAGAACTTCAAACCTTTCGACCAATTGAAAGCACGTTTGGATAAAGTTTTAGGTCTGTCTGGTTCTGTTGCTATTAAATCAAGTGCTGCATCGGCAACAATTGATAGCGATGAGGTTGTTGAACAAGAGGATTTTACTAAATCATCTGATACCACTGGTACTGATAGTGATATGGATTATTTCAGAAAACTCGCATCACAGGAATAAATTTATATTCCATAGAAAATCCCCACTTCGGTGGGGATTTTTTTTACTTACGTGCCTAGTGGTGTTGCAATATCTGAGTGATAAGCAAGTAACAATTCATATAATTCTTTATCATATGGACTTGCTATAGATGCACTCTGTTGTGGTTTTGCTGATGATGCTACAGCTAACGATTGAATCGAAGTATTAGTTGCACCGATAGCCTTAAATACACCAGCAAGCATTGCGGTAACTTCGCCAAACACTGAATCTTCTTTATCAGATGGTGTTTGTGGTTTTAATTCTTTCGCTGACGCCGTTAATGTTGCTGCACCTTTATATTTTCCGTTATATTGATTTTCGGCAAATAATGTTCCGCTTTTCTCAAAACTTCCTTGTGTATTTTTTAATTTATCTAACCAAGCCATGCTAGTTCCTTCAACATATGCTTTAGGGTCTGTTGCTGTAAATGAATCTAAATTTTTTGATACATTTGGAAGAATATCTTTTGATGCTCCCTCTAGCATTTTAAGATTTTTTTCTGATGGACCAGATTTAAAATGTGGACTTGGACCCGGATTATTTTTAGTACCAGTAACAGCTTGAAATTGATTTTCTTCAGTTAGAGTGTCAATAATTGATTTACCGTTTTTTCGTGTTCGATTTAAAATAACCGCCATAACATTAGCATAAGAATCTTTAGAGTGTGCGGATTCAGCATATGTTGCCCGATAAAGATAATCTAATTCATCATCACTTATGGCTCTTCCTAGGTATGCTTCTATAGAACTTCTTGAACTCAGTTCTTGTTTTGATGGTGATGTTGAAGGAGCCGCTGATACTTGTGTTGGCGTTCTCGCCAGTTCTCTATCATTTTGTTGATGCATATTCCTATTAACTACTAATTTCGATTTTTTTGATTCTAAATCCTGCATCTTATAATGTATAGCACCAAGGTCACCTATAGATTTGGTTGTTCTCGGCGCATTTTTTATTTGTGTTTCTTGTTCTTTTAATTTTAATAATTCAGAATCTATATTTGCTAAATCTATTTCTTCGGATATTTTTTTTCTTTTTTTATTTGCCTGCATCTGGGCACTTTCAAAACCTCCCGATGCAGCACTTTGTTGTGATTCCGCAATTTCTTTATTGGTTAATGGTGTATCATCTTTTGGTACATTTGCTATTCTATTTACTGCATATGCAAGTGTTCCAGCAGCAACCGTCGCTCCAAATATAACGGGATGTTTTATCATAAAACCGACAAGACCAGTTAAACCGTTTGCTATAGAACCAACTATTCCTAATAAACTATTAAGTGGCAACTTCAATGCCAGAAATGCTGCACCGGCGGCAGCAACACCTACAGCTAAATTTTTCCAAACACCTTCACCAAAAATGCTTTTTGCTACACTATCTACAGTGTCAGTAAAACTTTTTCTAAAATCTTCATTATTCACTAATTCCCTGATAAGACTTCCTATGCCAGCTATAACTGCTGTTATTAATCCACCCTTAACTAACATACCAACTAAACTACCAAACATATTAAACAGTGGCATCTTCAAGAATTCTAAAATTCCTGAAAACAAACCACCATTTTGTGTTTGAGTTGGTGCTGCGGCTGTTGGTGCAACAAGACCAGATGATTTTTTGAATTGAGATTCATAAGCAGACTCGCGGTCACCTGCACGTTTAAAGAACATATCCGCTTTTGTTGATGGTGTTCCACCAGAGAGTTTAACCATCTTCTGCATATTCATTCGCATGAGATTCATATCACGCGCCATAGCAGGAAGAACGATGGTATTTTTTGCTGTTAGTTTAGTATTAATATCAACTCTTGTTATCTTTTCACTAACTGCCCTGTCATTTATCGGAGAACCTGAACCAGCAGTTCTAACACCAGGTTGTCCTGAACTGTAGCGATATGCTTTACCGAACATCCGCTGTGATATGGCACCACTGATTCCTGATTGTGGTAACAAATATTGGCGAAGGTCTACTGCCTCTTTTAACCGTGCACCACCAGCAGAAGAAAAGGCACCTAATAGACCTTTGTTTTTTGCAAGTTCTTGACGATATATTTGTGCTAATCTGGAATCTTTGGTTGCCATTTTTATTTTCTACTCTTATTTAAAAGTTTCTGTTGTTCTATTCTTTGTTTTTCTTCCTCAAGGTGCTGCACAAGCATTGTGATGTAAATATCTCTTTCCCAAGGTATCATATTTTCAAGTTCTGTAAGACTGTATTTGTGGTGATGCATTAACGCAAAATTAGTCTTAAAGTAATTACCTAGGTTGTCATGACAAAAATTTATCCGAAAAAATCTTGTATACCTTCTAGTGTGATATTTTCTGCATATCCACATTTTTTACATTTGTAATCCAAATCTTTTTTAATCTTTGGCATCGTATCGAAAAATACACGAAGTTTTTCTAAATCTTTTTGTTGCACATTATCAATAAAATCTTCAATCTCTTTTCGACTAATATCCTTTGCATAATACATTGCATTTTCGTCATAGATGTAATCAATCGAACCGTAAATGGTTTCCATGATTGCATCGCCTTCCTGTTTTCCTGCCATACTCCTTAACATTTCAAACGTAGGATACTTCATACAAATACCAACTTTTTCTGTTAATTGGATTTTATTGGTATGCTCAGGATAAAATGTTGGCTTAATCTCTAAAACATTAACCACAATTTCGTTGATAGCACCACACTGATTTTCTCCAATAACATTATTACATTTATATTTTAGATTGATAATCTCGGATACAGACCTTGCCCGAAGATTCATGAACAGAAATTCCAAATCAAAAACAGGTAATGCATCTATGTCTATCGGGTCGACCACACAATTCTTTAACACTTGACGTATGATTTTTACTGTATCATGAGCATCAGTGTTTTCGGTATTCATCAGAAACAATTTTTGTTCTTTAACTAAGAACGGTCTAAATGTTACCTTTTGTTTGTTTGAAGGTAATTCAACACTGTATAACGGCACATCAATTTTTGGTAAAGTCATAATTTCTCCATTCAATTAAAATATTCTATTAAGTGTATCTCCAATTGCATTAGTTTGACCGGTTAAGATGGTTCTTACCGGAACACCTGCAATTGCGCTGCCAAACAATGATGCAGCAGCAGCAGTCAAATCATAGTTTCCATCATAAATCGTTTTATACTTCTGATATGAGAATTGCACAGAAAGTCTATGGAAGTTTTCATCTCCCCAGTTCAATGGCTGCGCCGCTATTCCGATAGGAAACGCATCTTGCAGTTCAACCGCATATATCTGTTTTATGAAATCGTCATATTGAATTATTTTTATATTTGTTATGTATCGACTTTCTTTGCCCTTTGGAAATCTTGGATTATTCGTATCTGAAGGAATCATTGCCTCTAACCAACGGTCAAATAATTTCCTTTCATAGAATTCATTTGTGCATATGAAATTCAATGTTGTTTCTGTATAACTTGCCAGATAAGGAACCTTAAACGATGGACCATAAATCGTCACATCTGTTGTCTGTAATGTTTTACCTGGTAACTCTGCACTTTCACATTGCAATCCAAGATATCTTGAAATCGAAGAATTTGTATATTGGTTCTTGTCTGTGTTTGCTGTTATGTCAGAAAACAGTGTGTTT